AGATCCTGAGATGTCTCGTGGGCTCGGAGATGTGTATAAGAGACAGAATATATACAAGATAAAGATAAACAAGGAGAACACCACGATGCAAATCAAAAACTTCAAAGTTCAAATTCAGAAAGACGGAACGGTCTGGTCAACACACAACGGGTCTTGGGAAATCATCAGCAATCCCGTGGCAATCGGTCAGTTCAAGGAACTCGTTCGTGTATTCCGGAGCAAACGCTACTCGGACATACAGAAGGAACTTCAGTTCGACAATTCGATGCGCATCATCAGACAGGTCGAGGCAACAAACTCCGACAGTGTTGAGCTTACGGAAGAGTTGCTTAAAAAGAACAAGAACGTGATGACCAAGCTCATCGCATTCTTCTCGGAATTCCAGTTCGAACCGAACTTCAGATTTGTGAATACCTTGTGCAACTACTGCATCAACACTGGAGCGGCAGCGGCAAAGGAGTACATAACGAATTACTTCAACTTGGTCGACCATCAATATGCGAGCTCAATCATCGAGAAAATGAAGAGTGCGGAGTTTGAGGAAATCATGAATGAAACCTCACAGCTCATTTGCACGAAACATGTAAACAAACGCTTCAAAGTCTATTACGGTTCGCAAGGCACCGGCAAAACGACAAAGGCAATGGAGGAGACCGGCAATCTCTGTATGGTTTGCCACTCTGCGATGCTTCCCTCGGATTTGATGGAGGACTTCAAGTTTGAGGACGGACACCCGAACTTCAGACCTTCCGCTCTTCAAATGGCGATGGTCAACGGTCAGAAAATTGTGCTCGATGAAATCAATCTTCTTCCGTTTGAGAGTCTCAGATTTTTGCAGTCGATACTCGATGGTAAGACTGAATTTACATACAAAGGACAGACAATCGTCATTAAGGACGGCTTTCAGATTATCGGAACAATGAACCTCACGGTAAACGGTTGCACATTCGCTCTTCCCGAACCTCTGGTTGATAGAGCTTGCGAACTTCGTAAGTATCAACTCACTGCGGACGCATTGGTAGGAGCTCTCATCTGAGAGCTCCAAAGGAGGTAGGCATGAAAATCTTGAATAAAGGAGGTGATGAAAAATGAGCATCTATGACAAGTTGTACCCGTTCCAAAAAAATATAGTTGACAAATTCCGTTCTTACAAAAAGTTCGGCTTATTCCTTGACATGGGGCTCGGTTAGCAAAACGCCAACAAGCTTGGCGTTAGCCGAAGTCAACAACTGCTCGAAAGTGTTGATTGTGACGATAAATGGCAAAGCGCTCGAACCTGTGACTGAACCTGGGTCGTGGCTTAACTGGGCAAGTCGTTCGACATTCAAATTCGACTTTCTCAACAAGTTCTCGGAACCCGATGCATTTGCATTGACAAAGTCATTGCCACAACTCTTCATCATCAACTACGAAGGACTGTTCAAACACGGCAAACGCTCAATAAGGTCGTCCGGTATAGTGTTGAATAAAAACATTACAGAGTTTTTGAAAGCTTGTCGAAGAGAAAACGTTTGTGTGATAATTGATGAGTCGCACAAAGTCAAGAACCTGCAATCTCAACAAACGAAAGCAATCAATCAAATCGTAAATACACTTGAGCGTACGGCGAACTCCGTTCATCTTTATCTTTGCACAGGCACACCGTTTACGAAAGGCTATATCGATTTGTATTCGCAGCTTAAACTTCTTGGCTATCCCGAAACGAAAGGCGACTTCGTTGAACGTTTCTGCATTCGTGGTCGAGCACAGGGTTTGCTCGAATGGCAACAGCCGATTGTTGGGTACAAGAACGTCGATGCACTTTTCAATCTCGTACATCATTACGCAATTACAATTCGAAGTGAAGACATTATGGACTTGCCCGACAAATTTTTCGTCAAAATCTCACAACCTGTTTCGCCGGCATTCGAAATGTTTACTCAAGAAAAGCGTAAGGGCAAAGACATTCTTGACTTTGCGAAGTCGCTCAAAATCAAGCTCAGTGAGTTCGACCAAAAACGTTACAACACAGAGAGTCTGTGCTCGAACCCGTTTTTCAGAAACATTGACTATCCGAGCTTAAACTTCTTTGCCGAAACGTCTGGAACTGCGTGGATGCGAGCTCGTCAATTGAGCACGGGCTTTATCGGAAACGCATCGAAAGCGATTTGGTATGACCGTTCTCGACTTGATGCGCTCGAAAAGTTCTTGAGCGAAAACGAAGACAACTACTTGCTTTTCTACAACTACACACCTGAATTGTGCGAGATATTCGAAATTTGCGAAAAGCTCGACTACAACATCGACGTTTACTGCGGTGAAATCAAAAGCTTAACGTTTTACGAACGATATGCAAAGATGTCCGATGCCGAAAAGCTCACGAATAAGAAGAACATCATCATCGCAAACTTTGCGAGCGGTTCGACCGGATTGAACTGGCAAGAATACAACAAGTGCATCTTATTCTCGACGCCAGTTTACAAAGACTACGCACAAGGTCACAAACGTGTGCATCGTCTTGGACAGAAAGCAGACAGAGTGTTGTACTACTGCTTCTTCCAACGAAACTGGCTCGACATGAATATGCGTAAAGCACTTGACGGAACAATTGAGTACAACGAAGACATGTTCCAAGCAGACCTTACAAGGGTCAACGAATTGAGAGGTGAGTAATGAAAACGTACTATCATGCAACGCCGTTCAAAAATCTCATTGAGATACTCGATAGAGGCATCGAATGTCGAAACATCGAAGGCATCGTCTACATGTGCGAGACAGCTCAAGACTGTTTGAAGTTCGCGTATATGCACGGCAACACTGACGTGCTCGTGCTTAAAGTCAAAGTCAATGAGAAAGACGTCATCGAAACGTTCGACCATTCTCAGCGGTTCTTCAAATGTCGTTGTTTCGGTTCGAAAAAGCCGATTAAACAGCATAACATCATTGAATACGTGAGATACAAACTCTGAAGTCCATATATTCTATTTATAAACGTCGTGAAGTGTCTCAGATTTAACTCTGTGACCTCACGTGAAAGGAGAAAGCATCATGAAACTTAAACCGAAAGCATATTCTATGGGAACCTGTGGGTACGAAATTCTGTATAAATGTGCGAAATGCGCGTACCCATTCACTGTCGCAAATGACAGCTGGCACTTCTGTCCGTGTTGCGGTCAAGAGATTGATTGGGGCGTGATTGTACGAGCAAACGAAGAGTGGAAGCAAAAGTTTTTGAAGGTGCTCGATAAACCTGAAGAAAAGCAAAAGTTGCTTGACGAACTCGATGCACTCAACACTCATGCTGAGGTCGATACTCGATACGAGATGCGTCAGACTGAGGCGACAAAACGTGCGATTATGAAGTCGAACATCTCGTATTATCTTGGCAATGGCTGGACGAAAGAACAGCTCATCGAAAAGGGCTTCTTTAAGCCGGAGGACTTTGACGATGTGGCTCTCTGACATAACGAAACTTGACCAAAAGAACCGTACACACATTCCGTCGACATATTTGCGTTTAATCGGCATCGAAGATAACTCATACGTGCAAATTATGGTCGACACAGAACGAAAACGCATCGAAATCATTCCAATTGACGATGACAATTTACAGATATTGAAGGAGGCATCAAAATGAACATCATTCCTGACACCACCTGTTGTCAAAGAAGTTCTGAAAGAGGTTGTGAAAGTCGACAATGCTGCTGTCGAGGAGCTCAAGACTGAGCTCGAACAGGTAAAGCTTGCACTCATCAAGGCTCAAGAACGTGAACGCGTTTTCAGAGAACTTTATGAAGAAACAATACGAGGAGGTAATATATGACACCCGAAAAAGAGATACAAAACTCTATCATGTCGTACTTCAAAAAGCTCAAAGCTTCTGGAATTGACAATTACGTCGAACGACGTCAAGCAGGTGGCTTCGCATACAAAATGGGCTTGCCTGATTTGTGGGTTGTTATTTTCGGCAAACACATTGAAATCGAAGTCAAACGTCCTGGTGGACAGCCTCGTGCAACACAGGAGAAGTGGGCGAGGCGTTTCACTGAAATGGGCGCAATTTACTTGTGCGCAGACTCTGTCATAGACGTCATTGACTTGATTGAAAAACTTAGTGTTGAGTACTTCAATGCAAAGGCTGGGACAAAATGAAGTATCGATTGATTGACGAAAAACAAGATGAGTACATAAAGGAGTATAACGCTATTGTTGAAAAGTACGAAACAACAGAGTGGCAAAAAGGTGTAGGTTTATCTTTTCATCATATACTACCTCGAGCGTACTTTCCGGAATTCAAAGACGACTCGAAAAACTGGCTGTACGTACCTGTTATGGAGCATATTCGTTTGCATTATTTGCTGTGGAAACATGACTGGAAATATTGCGCTGCGTTTTGGTTTTGCTACGTGTACTTTCATAAAAATCACAGCTACAGCATCACTGACGAAGAACTCGTACAACTCAAACTTGATATGCGAGAATATCGTCGTCATAGTAAAGGAGACAAATTATGACAACCGCAAAAGAACGTGTCGAACTCGAGCTCAATGAACTCGAAGAACGTCTCAGTAAGCTCAAAACGTTTGTGTTGAGTGAGCCGTTTTCGAAATTGTCGACTGTGCAGCAGATGTTGCTTATGTCACAAATCGACATCATGACGTCGTATACGAATTGCTTGCATCGTCGACTTAAGTTTTGGGAGGACTGAGCATGATTTACTGCAAATCACATCCCAATGCAGGAACGCTTATTCGCTTAAAGGGTCCGCATATTGGTGCGTATTGTAAGCGATGCGGCAAATGGCTCAAGTGGATTACAATCGACGAAGTCGATGAATGCGTTGACCCAACACTCGATGCTGAGCTCGATGTTGTCTTCACACCACCTGATACATTCACGACAACACTTGCTGAACACTCTGAGCCCTCTGAGGACGATGATGATGTTCCGTGGTAACGTTGTTTACTTTTGATACTCTGAGTTCACCAGATGACTTCTGAGACACTTTGTGTGTTTGATAAATATTCCTATTAAACTTCTCGTCAAGTGTCTCAGAGTTAAACGTGTGAATTCGTTTTCCAAATCTTTATCTGGAAAGTAACCGAAACGTTAAGTCTCGGTTACTTTTCTCTTTTCTGAAAAATATTTTGAAAAACTTTGCAAAAAGTACATCAAAGTAGTTTACTTTTGAGAAAAAGTGTGATATAATAATACAAGATAAAGATAAGGAGTACCCAATCATGAGTGATAAAACATTTATTGTGACAAAAGAGGAGATGGACCCGAAGATGTACGAACTGCTCATGCTCGATGTTGAGCGAATTCGTAAGTCTTACGGGAAAGAGTATACGAACAAAGGTAAAGTCGCAGGAATGACTGTTTGTTGCGGAGTCAGATACTGGCTTACTTCGAACGAACCCGGCGAACTTGCAATCGAACAGTACAAACATGCGAAGGAGACATACAAAAGATGATTGACGTAAAGCAAATCAAACCCAATCACGCAGACCACATCAGCGGTTACAAAGAGAAATGGCTTAACGAGCTTTACGAGTTCGAACCTGTGATTGCTCAGCCCAAATACGACGGCGAAAGAATGCTTATTCATTTCGACCAACATCGGGTGGCATGCACGTCCAGACGAATTTCGAAAAAGACGAGTAAGTTCATGCAAAACGAGGACAAGCTTCCTATTATCTCCGCAATCGCAGGTCACATCGACCTTGGGTACACAGTGTTGGACTGTGAATGTTACCAGAAAGACTGGAGCACGATTGTCGGAATTCTGCATTCGTTACCCGAACGTGCGATAGAGCTTTCCGAAAAGACGCCTCCGAAGTTTGCAATTTTCGATTGCTTGTGGTATGACGGCGTTTGTCTTGAAGATAGACCCTATCTTGAGAGACTCAAATACGCAATCAAAATGGTTGAGCTCATCGATTGCAAATTCGTTCATCTCGTTGATTTTATCGACGACGAGCTCAAACCCAACACTATCGAGCACGCTCACTTCTTCAAATCTATCGAAGAACAGGAGCAAGCGATGCAAAACGCGATTGATGCAGGTTTTGAAGGCATCGTCGTTAAGTCACTCAAGAAAACGTATCGTGATATGGGCGCATCGCTCAAATGCAAGAAGTTTGAAACAGTAGATGTTGTCGTATACGATTACGTACAAGGACGTGGCAAATATATTGATACTGTGGGTGCTCTTTCGATTGGCTATTACGACCCCACGACCGGTAACATCAAGCACATTTCGCAAGTCAATTGCGGAACGGACGCTGAGAGAAACATGTGGCGTGACAGATGGTCTGAACTTAAAGGTTCGGTCATCGAAGTCAAATGTCAAGAAGTTACTGAAACAAGCTTACGACATCCTGTGTACATTCGCTTGAGAGAAGACAAAATAGCGGAAATGTGCACGAAAGATACAATCTTCAAGGAGGTGTAAAATGAGTGACGGAATTTTTAACGCAACAGGCGGAGCATGTGAAGACGCTGAAGACATGGACCTTGCATGCGAAGACGAAGAAGTTGAATGCTATCACGATTGCATTGGCTTTTGCATGATTTCAGCTTGCTGTGGACAATGTCCGTTCGAAGGCGGTGAAAAACTCGATTGCGAAGATTACGAGGAGGCGTAACATGATTTACGAAGCAAAGTGCCCGATTTGCGGCAAAATCAACAAACTCGAGGTCGATGACACGGCATTCATGGCTTACAAAGCAGGCGTTGGCAAAATTCAGCATCTGTTTCCTGACCTCAAACCTGAAGAGCGTGAGCTCATTCAAACCGGCATTTGCAACACATGCTGGAACGACATGTTTACGGAGGACGAAGAATGAAAGAAGGAGAAAGTATGAATGAAAATAAAATCGCAAAAGCCTTACAATGGGTCGTAAATCAAATACCGGACTTTAAACCTGAAACGAACGAAGAAAAATTTATATTGGCAATAAAGCTTTACTGCGACGCAGGAGTAAAAGAGATTAAAAGACTTGAAGCAGAGTTACAAAAAATTAAAACCGAACACTCAAAGAAAAGCAACGGACAAAATGATAATGACCAATAAAGGAGTAGAAGAAAATGATATATGCAATTTTTTGGCTCGTCATAGTAGCAGTCATTGTGGGTGCAAGTGTTGGAGCTTACTTCTTGATTAAACTACTGTTCACACACAAACGATATTATCGCCCGACAGAACTAGAGCTCGATAAAGTTCGAAAAGACATCGATAAACTCAAAAAGTAACAAAATGAAACCCGGAAGACCTCCGGGTTTTGTCATGTTTAATTTCGGTTACTTTCCAATCAATCGTTGTCAAAATGGGTTCACCAGTTTAATTCTGAGACATTTCGCAAGATGTTTAATAGGAATATTTATAAAACGTCAAAAGTGTCCCAGAATTAAACTGGTGACTTCGTTTATCTTAAAGTAAACGGAACGAATCCCGGACATCTTTCGACACCCGGGACCGCCCAAGATAAATAAGAGAACCCGCAGAGCAGATTACGCGTAGGTAATGCGACCACACGTGAACTGCCATCTCTGTTCTGCTGCTTTAGCTGCAAATTCCTGAGGAGGAACTTGCACAGGGTAGCAGTCTTCGCATGTAGCGATGACTTTGTTGTTGGAGTCGCTGAGCGTGAGTGTCACGCCCTCGATGTTGTCGTCCGCGCTTTCGCTGTAGAAGTATGCAACGAACGTTTTGAACTTTGCAACCGCATCACTCAGCTGACTAATAGAAACTTCGCAAGTTCCAACACGGCTCAGGTTCTTGTTGTGTACCCAAGCGCCTGTTGCAAACGAGTCTGTTTCCCAAAGTTTGTCGCTTGTCTGAATGTTGATTGTCGAAAGAGCATCGCCCTCACCGCCGATTTGAACATTCTTGAAAAGCTGACTGATTTTGCTGTCGTTCGATGCGATAGACAGAATATAGTTTGCAAGAGAATATCTCATCTTTGCGACCTCCTTAAATGATTTCGCCGTTCACCGTAATGGCGCGAATGCCATACTGGTCGGCGATAATGACGTATATGGGAGGAGCTTTACGAGCGGCACGGTCGTTTTCCGTGAGCGCGGACATAGGCAGAATTTGTACGAAGTAGCCGTTCGTCAAGGGCGTTCCCTCTTCGATGATTGTGTACTGTTTTCCATTCGCGGTCACAGTCATCGTTTTGTCTGTCCATACTTTGTCCATGCTCAAATAACCGCAGCTTCTATAGTTTTCGAGCTCCTTCGAGATTGTTGCGTAGATTTTGCCTACGCCGTCAATGTTCTTGATTTTCGTAACGAGCAACTCGAGTAACCTGTCTGTGAGCGTCTGATGCAGAATAATACGAACATAAGAGTTCGTCAAGTCCGCACCGTTTTTGAGGTTGCCGCCCAAGTCACGAACGTTTCCGGCGAAGTATGTGTCGACGTTGATGTTGTTGAGCGACAAGGTCTCATAGAGCTCGTCTGTCAAAACCTCTTCGTCGATACTCTCGGCAGTGTACATGTAATCGTTCACAGTCGAAACACCGTAAACGTCAATGCCGCTCAAATACGCTGCCATCGTCATTTCCGCACCGAATACATTCGAGTATTTCGAAGCGAAGTTTGTAATAACGTCCGTATCTGTTGCAGTCATCGTTCTACCAAAGATGATTTTCTCGTTTACGCCGTAAACGTCTTTGTCGGTTTCACGAGTTGTTGCAATTTTCTTGAGCGCGGCATACGCAAGCTCGACATTCTCTTCAGCCGCACAAAGTCCGACCAGAATGAATTTATTGTCGAGAGATTTGAGCATGTCCGCGGTCAAATCTGTATAGTCCACTCCTTCGATGACCACAACTCTTGCACCCGCATTCTGGAAGTACATCGACAGATATGCGTTCGTATCAGGGAATGTTTGCGCAGGGTAAACTGCACTTGCGGCCGCCCACGAAGCAAGAATTTCGTCGTCACCAATGCTTGCGACTGTATTGCCAGATATCTTACCAAGCGTTCCTTCGTGTGTGTACAACACAAGCGTGTCACGAGTACCGCTTATCTGTGTCTCCACGTGTTGCTTGATATTGATATCGACAAAACGTCTTACATCAATGTCATTCATTATTTTCGTCTCCTTCATAAATTGTATTGACAGGGTCGACCTTTTCGAATGCCTCGTCAGGCGTTACCTGCTTGATACTCATCTTGCACGAGATAAGAATTTCGGTGTCATGTCTGTGCCACATCACATCGTTCTTAAACTCATTTACACTCGAGTCGTTTTTGACTTCCTCGATGTACACGCCCTCTTCGTAAAGCGCTTGCCGTACAGCTTGCGTTCTTAAACGGGCGATGAGCTTGTTCATGATTGTCGCAGCGTTGTCACCATACAAGATGATGTAGAGCGTATACGACTTATAGAACGACACCGTATCGTCAACCTCGGTCATACTTACGTCGCCGTCATTTTCACGAGTTCTGAGTTCGAACAACATCAGCTCTTCGCAAGGACAAACGCTGTCAAATTCTTGTTTCGTTAAAAGCTTATCGAGCGTTGCTCCATACGTTGTGAGCGCGTTACGAATTCTGTCAGAAGGAAGTTCGGCTTGAGTAATCAACTGATTGCGTACGAGCTTATTAAGTTCATTGATGTCCGCAATCGTGTTCATATCAGCTTCTCTCCTCTCAAATATTTGATGTAGTCAGCGAAGTCTCTGTATGCGGCAAGTTGTATCATTGTAAGAGATGCCTCACGACAACCGTATTCGTCGTACGGATGCGTCTCATTGCATCTCAAAAAGTCGCCGTTATACTCGATGATGTCGCCAACATCTATACGATACAGGCTCTTGCAATAGAACATGTACCGCACCTCAGCAGTGTTGCCATCTTTCGACTGTCTTTCACGCTTTGTTTGAACTTGCAACGAACCTCGGATTGTCTTTCGTTCGTACTTCAACTTTGTGTTTCCGTACTCATCCACGTCGCCCGCTTTATTGACGACGTAAATCGGATAGTTAAACGAAAATTCCTCGATTGCGTCAAAGAAAAATGTAGGGTCGACGAGATGATTTGTTCGCATATCAGTTCGCCCCTGGAATAGGATGGGACGTTACAACGAAAATGCTTGCAACGTTCTTCGTTTTCAGAAGCGCCCAAAGCGCGGCGCCGTAAGACGTTTGATTCCAGAACTTTGCTTCGTCATCGGAACTCATTGTCTTATCGATGTCATACGCTTTCGAAAAGCCCCCAACACTCATAGACGACAGTACGCCCTTTGTCGTACCGCCGCCTGCGATAGAGTCGAGCGTATCTCCAACCGGTGCCTGTTGTTGTTGAGCGATGATTGTCGCATAATGTGCAATACAATAGCTCATTGCAAGCTTCCAGTCAGAGCCGTAAATACTCTTGAAAATTTTGTTGTTCGCAATTTCGTAGAGATTGTCGAACATTGTTTGACCTTCGTCGGTCTCCATAAATTGTTTGAATTGCGGCATCCAAAAGGTGAAGTCGGCGACCGTGAAAGGCGGGTTTTTTCTATCCGTTTGTATTCCGATTATCGCCATACTGACACCTCATTATTTTGCGCCAAGTTGTTTTGCAACTTGCATAGCATTATAGCAAATGTTGCCAACTTTTTGCCATTCTTTTGCTTTTGCAGCTGTCACAGCCCTTTCAAGCATATCAACTAACGCATCTTCATTGCCGTAATCTTTCACACTGTCTTCAAGGTTCTTTTCTGTGACGCTGCCATTTACGACTGCCTGAAGATTTTCAATGTGACGATTTTCATCATCACGAATAGCTTCGATTGCCGCGTAAGACTCGTCGGGAATTTTGCCTTTAAGATTTTCAAGAGCGACGTTGTAAGCGTCAACAGCAGCACGTTCGTCCTCAAGCAGCGCGTTCACAGTTTGAAGAGGTGATGCTTCGTCTTTCAGCTGAATTGCTTTCACAGCCGAAACGGCTTCATCATACGTGTTTGCCTCGACCTTATACTTCTTGTCGCCCGTATCGACAATAAATTTTTTCATCGTTCTGCCTCCTTCTATGCAAAAGGCGCCGACAACATCGTTGTCGTTGTCGACGCCTGTGCAAAGATATTTGTTTGTGCCTTACTTCGTGAAGTCCCAGTAAGACACGACGCCGAATTCCGCATTGTTCGTGTTGTAAGGCATCTGAATTTCCGATACCTGACCGACGAACGCCGAAGTGTACGACATCTTGTCGATGTTGGGCAGCGTGATGTAGTGCTGCATCGGGTACGGCATATCGAGACGAACAAAGTCCTTGTCGTTCTTGTAAGCCACGATACGGCCGTGTTTGCCGGTACCCATGTCGTTGAGCGCGGGTCTGGACTCGATTTTAATTTTGACTTCGCCGGAGCTTTCGTCAGAACCGAGGTTGTGGTCCAGAATGAACTTGCGGAGCGTATTCGTGTAGAGCGCCGAGAAACGGGAACTCAGGTCCGAACCGACGAACGTAGGAACGAGGAACGTATCGGGCATGATGCTGATGTTCATACCGCTGTTGAGCAAATACGTTTCGAAAACGCCGTTAAAGAAAGCCACAACATCTGCATCGGACATGCCCTTGAAGCCGCTGTTCGCCGCCGTAGCGGAGCTGTTGTCGATTGTGGTGACCAAAACGTTGTCGCTGTTGAACATACCGGTCGTACCTTCGATACCTGTGTAAGCAACCTTCTGAACGAAGAGGTCCCATCCGGCAACAATCGCGTTACTGTAGATGTCCTGAATGCTTTTTTGAAGCGTAAGCTTCTTCATCTTTTCGAGCTCGATGAAGCGCAGGTCATACGCAACTTCGAACGTAAAGACGTTCACACGTTTCTGATTGAGACCGGCGTTGACACGCGGAATGTAGTTGGCGTTGTTTCCGACCACGTTCCGGAATTCGTTCATGATGCCCGCCCAGTCGACCGTGTAGTAGGAAACGTAATCGACGAAGCCGCCGCCCACGTCTACCGAAACGTCTTTCTGGTATGTGACGAAGTATTTGGGTTCGTAAAGCTTCGTGTGAAGCTTAGCGAGTGTTGTGGTCAGGAATGCGAAGTTGGTATCATGCACCTTCGCGTCCCCGACGTATGCTTTACGCATACGAGAACCGTACATGTCGCTCAAGCCGAAGCAACGACCTCTGTGGGAGGCCGAAACGCTATCGACGAAGAAGTTTTTTGTCACGGTACTCGGAGTGAAAGTTCCTTCCATCTTGTTTTACCTCCTTAGCAGATTTTGCGTACTTCGGCAAGCAAGGTTGTGCCCTGCTGCTCGTAAATACCGGTGAACTCGTAACCAGGCAGTTCCACGATTGTACTCGCGGCAAGCTTGTCCGCAGTTGTAAGTTCCGCCGTCGCAAGAACAACTGCAACCTTTGCCCCGTTTTTGATTTGCGCCACTGTTGCATCACTCTTAAGCGAAAGTGCAATGAAACCGTTCATGAACAGGTTGAATGCTTCACCCGGATAAGTGATGGGACCTTTGTTTTCTCCGCCCCACGTATCTTCGAGCTTAACGTTGGTCGCCAACACAAAGCCGGCAATCTCGTCGACGCTTGTAAGCGTTGTCGCCTTTTTGTAGTAGCCTGTCGTCGAGCCGTAGACCACCATGTCGCCGAATGCCAACGGGGTATCGCCTTCAACGATGCCACCCTCGACATTGTACTTATCAGAAACAGTGGGGTAGCCGCGCATGAGCTGCTTGATTTTGTCTTTGATGATGAGACTCATGATTATCTGTTACCTCCGTATCTTCTTGCCCAAGCCGCGGCAACGTCGTCTTCCTCTACGCTGTCCTCGGTCTTGACAGTCTTTTTTTCGATTGCGCCGGCACTCTTTTTGATGGAGTCCTTTGCCTTTTTCGGTTCATCGGTATCGATGACCTCTTCGATTTGCTCTCCCTCGTCCTCGATTTCCTCTTCCTCTTCCTCTTCTTCCTCAACCTCTTCATCGGTGGTCGTATCAACAAGAGCGCAGAGCTTGTCGGCCATGCCGGCAAGTTTCTTGAGGGAAGCGATTTCCTCGGGAGACAGCACATCGTCTGTGCAAGTGTTGGTCAAAGGCTTTTTGGTCTCGTCTTCGTCGTCGGTCTTTTTGACCTCTTCGACTTCCTCGACCTTATATTCTTTGCCGTTCTCGTCACGAACATTGAATTTCATAAAGTCATGTCTCCTTTTAATCTTTATATGATTATTATAATATATTCGATGCAAAAGATATAATCATACGAAAAATTCTTTACATCTTGAGTTCACAGTTTTAATTCTGAGAACATCTAATGGCCAAGTATAATATTCCTATTATACTCGACCAAAAGTATCCCAGAAGTCTTCCTGTGAATTACTTCGATACGTTTACTTTCTTCGTCATGTCAACAATTTCGTCGACTTTCTTGTCCCAGTATTCCGCATCGAATTCGTAACCATGTTCAATCGCGTAAGCCTGAAGCTTCGACATCACACTGTCTTTCTTGACAGCGCCTGCGGACTTGCCTTCTTTCTTAAGTATCGAAGATACGTCCGAGTACAGAGTCTCAGCATTCGCAATCAACTCGTTGCAAACATTAAGCATATCGGTCGTGGCTGCCGTATTTGCCGCCTCCAACTTAGCTCTTTCGGCTTCATCGGTGGTGTTTGCAAGTTGCTTATGAATTTTGATTTTCGACTTGATATTCGCGATAAGCGCGATTACGAGCGGAACCGCAACAGCTACTGCCGATGCGACCGCGTATACAACTTTCAAGATTGTTTCGATGTTCTGCATAATACCTCCTTTGTCAACGACGAGGCAGTACAATACCAGGCATGCCAGGGCGACCTTCAACAGCAGACTGAAGCTTCGCCTTGGTGTCAGCAAGGTCTGCTGCGATTGCTTCGAAACCCGTACCAACGAGCTCTTCGGCCATCTTAGCGGTAGTAGTAGTAGTAGTAGTAGTAGTGTGCTGAACGGCGTCGACGTTATCTCCTGCAGTGTTGTCGTTAGACGCATCATGAAACGTTTCGGTTTCCTCCGATACCTCCTCGGCAACACTGTGGTCCGCGACTTGTTCGACTTCTTCGTGCTCGATTGTTTCGCTCGTCTGTTCGGCGGTTTCTGTCGAAGCGGTCTCGGTATTTTCATACGCAAGCATCGCATCGATGTTATTGATGAACTCGACGAGCTTGTTCATCTCGGGCGTCACCTTTTCGGCTTCAAGCTGAGCACGATACGGCTGTATCTGTTCTGCTTCAAGCTTTGCACGCAAAGCCCCGACTTTGTCGTCGATGTCTTTCTGCCGAGCGTCGATAAGCGTCTGCAAACGATGCATGTACGAAGCCCTTGTTTCGATAAGACTCATAGCATTTATTCTCCTTTCTAAAATTTATATCAGTCCTTGCCACGTAAGGAATAGATATACGACAGCTGCGATTACCATAATGGCAATGATTGCGATTAGAGTCCACAAAAAGCCTTTCACAGCTTTCGGACGGTCTCCGTCAGATGCTCCCGCAATAAGAGCTCCAACCGTTCCCTTTAAGAGTTTGCTGAGCAAAAAGAACGGACTCAACACAAGTGTGAGCAGATAGAGCAAGAAAAGATTGAGCGGCTCTTCAATGCCGACGAAGCGCATGATGGGTTTGACGCCATTGTAGTGATATTGTCGTTTGCGTTCTCTGTTTGCCCATTTATCTTCAATGGCACGATGCTCGTTCTTTTGTTGTTCTGTTTGAAGTACTTCACTCGCAAAATCAACCTTTTGCTTTTCGAAGTCTGCGCGTTTCTCTTCAACTTCTGTGTGCTTGACTGCAGCTTTTTTGAGAGTCGATTTGACTTTGTCAACGAATTGCTCGTCTTCTGCACTCGCTTCAGCCAACACATTGAGCTTAACCTGTTCCATCACTGCGCCAAATTGCGTTTCAGGCACAGGCACTTGCAAAGGAGATGTGTCAGGCAAATTCTCAACGACTTCGCTCACAGCTTTCGATACATTTTCAACATGTTCTGCAGCTTTGACTTCAGGCAACTCAACGTCATCTTTCGCTTCAATAGGAGCGTCCACAGTGTTGGACGTTCTATCAAGTCGAGCTTGTTCTTCTTGCATACGTTTAAGCGCTGCGCTTACTTCATTCATATCTTCAATCATGATGTATAACCTCCTTTTAGACTCGAACAAGTTTGCATGTTATGCTTCGTGCAAGCTGTCCTGTATCAAATAACGGGTGATTGCCTTTTTTGCGAGCTGCAACACTTGGTGCGTTGGGTGCGAGTCGACCGTCGTTTGAGTAAATTATCTCTCGAGCATAATTTTCCATGCGAATGCAAAGTTTATTTAGCTCGTTTTCAAGTCCTGTAATGCCATTTGTTGAGTATGCCTTTAGAGCTTTTTGCATCACATTCTTGATGAGTGTATTTCCATATTTTATCGTCATTTTGAGCACAGGCCGCGCCGGTAAATGATGTAGAGGCGACCCATTCTCATGTATGAACATCAATTCAGCATTCGTTATACCTACGCTATATGTTGTTTTGCGTTTTGTCTTCATGCTAAACACCCCGATTTGAATTTGATACTCGGGAATGCTCGCAAGATATTTTCGAAAACTTTCACCAACGTCACTCATTCTTTTACATACTTCTTAATGTATTCGGGTACTTTTTTACGAATGAGTATTTTAAGCTCGTTATCAGGCAGCAAAGACTCAGAATAAAGTGAACGCATTGCTTGAACAACTCTGTCATATTTGCCGATCGAATTGTTTTTACCAAGCTCATTAAGAACTTGATTCGTAAATACAACGACTTTGTGTCCGTTATCTTTCACTTTCGAAATTGCGTCCTCAATCGAATTTGCACGTACTTTGTGAATATGTGTTATTCCATCTTTTTCGAACTCAATTGTAAAGAGCTTTTCTTTTACGCTATCTTTAATCGCAACCGCTTGATTATTCTTTACATAAACAGAATAACCTCTGTCAGAATGATGATAGCCATAGCCTTCTTTCTCAAGCTCTTCTTTTGTCTTTGTTACAACCATAAATCTACCTCTTGGCAGTTGAACGTACTCTTCGTCTTTTGCACCAATAGGCTTATTTGCTTTTTTATAGTTCTCTTCCTCAACTTCTGTCCAAGAGTCCGTTGTTGTAATAGGCTCATTTTCAAATGCAAATGATGCACCTATACCGCGTTTATCTTCATAATCGATTTTCGTATATGAACCCTTTTGTTCAACATGCTTGATACGACCTTCGTATTGTTCTCCGTGATATTTCCATCGAATATTCATTCCGACATTGAGCTCGGTTCGTTTAATCAAGCGTTCATCATTCATATCTATAACTCTTGCAGGACCGTTTGTTACTTGATGCCAGCCATTTTTCGAAAGTTCAGCTTTAAGCTGTTCAGGCGTTGTACCACTCATTTCAAATTTCGTATAGCCCCAAGCTCCTTCTTTCATCGAAAACGTTTTACCGATGTAGAAGTAAAGATTTTTGTCGATATCGGACTGCATCACATAAATGATTTTGTCTGTGCCAGGTGCTTTTGTCGATTGAATATCTTTCATATCACTATCTCCTATGAATACTTCGAATTTGCGAATAGCTTTTGCAGTACGTTTTGCAATAGACGTCATTTCAGGGTCGTCTTCCCAAGCTTCAAGCTTTATAGCAAGTCTATTCCACGCAGACTTATCACGAACGCCGTTTTGAAGTTGTTGAATGGCTTCATTGATAGCTTCATTTAGCTCTTTGACTTGAGGACCAGATTGTCTTGTTTTGTAGGGAACGATACCTGTCGATTTATGCGAACCCGCTTGACGTGCGTACATGCCAAGTTCTTCTTTTAATTTTTTTGCTTCTTCAGTCATTCGATTAAACATTAGGTCGTTAACGCTATCAACATAGAGACCTCGTCTTTTTGCCCAGTCAACATCGTCTTTAGATGCTTGATAGCCCGCTCTAAATTTCCACTCCGGCTTAAATTTCTCAGCTTTCTTTTTGGCTTCTTCAAAAGAGAAAGCTTTAACTATTAAAGAACGAGTTCCTCCCCAAGGGTCTGTCATGTCAATCTGATGATACTCAGAGTCTTTTACTTTGCTATCTCCAACCAATTTCTTTAAGAGCGCTTTTTCTTCATTTGTGAGATATTGATTTTCATCTCTATGCCAACGTAAGAGCTCTTTATCTTCTTGAGTCAAATGAATCGACACAGGCTTATTATACGATAATCTTTCATACAATCGTTTTCCTGCGCCACCTTCAATCATAGCCTTTAACGTCGCAGACTCTTCGGCAGACAACTTCGCCATATCATTAACGCTATCAACAATGCGTGCAATGCCCGCACGACCTTGTTTGCAAAGTGCAACATGATTGCCGCGTATGTTACGTTGACATGGTTCATCATTGTCGTCGATATCGCAGTCGTAACCACAACTCAACTCTTTGTATTCACCGCTCTCAACAGCTTCGACTGCGTCTTTGTCTGTGATAACGAGCGTGCCCATCATGACAGGCTTTCCGTTGTCTTCGCCCTTGTGAATGTCACGTACAAAACCGACCGCAAGCTCGTTGTGATTTTCAGCATTGACGTCGTGGTCAGGGTGCTCGATACACACCGCTTTGTTCTCAAATGAAGCCATTGCCTTGTCAGAAAACACCTCGTCGTCTGTGCGTTCAACGTTCACAATTTTGTCGGGGTCTTCGCATGTATCGCCAAAAAGCTCGCAACGTTTATATTCTTGTTTGCCGGTTCTGCTCAAAATGGCGTCCGTGCAAATCAAATAACCCTCAGGCGTTTTGAACTTGTGAGGGCCAAGTTTTTCTGTCACAAGAAAGCGCATTATCTATCTCTCCTTCATAAATATTATATCATCAAAAGTGCCCAAAGTATAATCAGAGCGACAAACTTGTGTTGCCGAATTTCGTCGTAAATTGAACGTCACAATGATAGTTGTGTTTATCGAGATTGCTCGTAAAACGCGTAATCTCCAACACATCTTGATGCTCTTGAATTGTCTTCATTACGAATGTATCAATCGTAACTTTTGCTGTGTCGTCGTCAACGAGCGGCATGCCATACTGATAGTTGTACCAGAGCTCGTGTTGTATGACACTCAAGCGTTGAATGAGACAGTCTCTGACCATTGTGTTTTCGCTTGAAAAATTGTCGTGTTTGTCGTTCGGATTGACGAACTTTGCTGTGCCGTCTGTGTTCGTTCCATACGACCCAAACCACACAATCGCACGTCGTCTTGTTGTGCCCGAACGTTCGTCCATAACTCGCCTGACTCTCATACTGCGAACACACCTCCTACATCATTTTCGTCTGCCCAGAATGAATTTCCACCTTGACCATTCGCATCAGCCCAGACCAAAAAGTTGAGCATTTCAGTAATTGTGTACGTATATCGAATACCAAGATGCTCGATTGTTAAGTAACCACCTCTGAAGAGTTTGTCGATGTTGGGCGTTACATCTTCGCTTTTGTTCAAATAAGCGTCAACACTTGCGTCATATGTCGAGTTGTATACAGGCAGAATTTGCAAGCCTGCGTCTGCATAGTATTGCATGACTTGCTCATATGTACCGTCGCAATAGTTTCGAATGATTTGCGCCTTAATGAGCGTTAAGAACTCTTTATCTGTCAACGACACAGTCGCAGCTGTTTTTGTCGTCGAAGTCGCAGTCTCGTAATACTCGAGTGAAAACGTTCTGCGTAAGCCGAAAAGATTGCCAATCATGTCAAGCAAATCACAATTGTCGTCGTAATCTTTGAGCTGTGAGATAATGCTAAGAAAATCTTTGTCATAAATGTTAAGCAAGTACAAGAGTAAATCACTTGTAGGTGAGACACCTTTGAACTCGCTTATTGCGATGCCCATATTATCGTCGCCCTCTCCCATCATGAGCTCATACCACAAACGAAAATGCTCGATAAAGCAATCATCGTTACGCAAATAGAGCGGAAGCTTTCGTTCGTAGTATCTGAACTCTCGTATTGTCAACGGTATAAGATGCTTCATGCTGCCTCCTTACTGAATTGTGAGCGTGTACGTTCCATCAGTCTCCTTGTTGAACGAAAACGTCGAATACTCATAATATGTGTCGGGATTGTCCGTACTTGCAACGCTGACATTCGATGCACTCACAGTGTATGTTCTCTGACCTTTGAACTCGGGGTCTGCTTCAAGAACTGCAATGAAAATCTGATCGGCATCAATGCTGTCGCCAAGCTTGATGTTGTTCGCATAATTGTAAACTTCCTGAGCAATCGTTGCAAACTCGTTTTCTGTGAAGTATTGCGTCGGTTTGATTTTCACAGTGATTGTTGGCTTAATTGCGACTGCTTTCTTCCAATACACAAATTGATTAAGGTAATTTATCGTAACATCGAGCATTTGAGGAATGAACTCATATTGCTTTGCTGTTCCGTTTGTTGCAGCTGCAGTCGAAGTGGTTGTTTTGATGCCGGGCGTCAATTTTGTGTAAATCAAATCACCGATTGTTGCATCAGCAATGTTCAGACCGTTTTGCTGACGAATGATAATGTATATATTATGCGGAGCAATGACTGTACCGTCTTTAGCAGTGGCTTCAGCCAAAGTGTTGTTGTTATAAATACTCACGTCGTCGATACCTGTAACTTCTAACAATGCGCCCACAAGACTTTCAAGTATGCTCACTCCGTTTGCTCCCGAAGATTGTGCACGTCTTTGTCTCAGCTCTGTATCACTCTCTTCATTGCTTCCACGAACTGCGTTTTCAGTTTGCTCGACCTTCAAGTTCATGACAAGAAGCGTCTGAGCAATCCATCCTGCAGGAGCATCGACAGGTCCAGGCTCTGTACAAGTGACCTTGACCTCAACGCTTTCACCAGGTCCAAGTGTTACGCTCACATCACTCACCCATTCGGTTCCGGACTTGTCAACGAAAGTGATTTGATTTGTGACGTTGCCGTTTTCGTCTGTGTCACCGAATGTGACAGGGTCGCCTGTCGTAAGCAAGCTCGTTATGATAATCGACGCAGTCGACTTTGTTGCACCCATTCGATTGACGTTTGCCAATCTACAAAGTACATCAAGATAAACGCCGCTCGCAATATCAACGTTGAGATTTGAGTACAGACTCTTCATGACCTGCAAGATGTTGTTGATGATAAGAGCCATGTCATTGACAAACACGCCGTCAGCGCTTGCCGTGCTCAGGTCAATGTCGGACCCGTACACCTCTTTGTAGCGTTTGATAATCGCGTCCCTTACATCGACGAACTCTGCAACTTCCATACCTGCACTCGCAAGTCTTACGAAGTTGCCAATTTCAAACTTTCTGTCTTTAAGCATTCTCTTATACCTCCGGTTTTTCTGTAGATTAAGCCAACGACAATACCGTACGCCTTTTCGTGATACAATGTCGTTTTAGAGTCCGTGTTTGCCTGACCTGCTTTGAATGCATTCAAGCTTGCTCGAAAATCGTTGTTCGTGAAAATCACCAACACTACGTCACTCACTTTAATGTCGAGGCCTTGCAACTTGATACACTCAATGTTTGTGTTGCGATCTGTGATGTACTCACATCTCAAAACATCACCGTCTATCTCACGAATGACACAAATATCTGCAACATTCAGTGTTCTGAACACATTATTTTTGAGCGCAAAGCATACGTCTAAGAACGAACTGTTTTCGGTATCGTTTCCGTGTGTCATTAGCCAATCTCCTTTGCAAGGTATGCCGATATTCTCGACCTCGTCTTAGCATAGATTTCGAGGAAGAAGTTCTGTCCTCGATTTTCGAGTTGATAGTGCATCTCGTAAATCATATACTGACCGTTCTCGTCGAGTAAGCCGCCAAGATTTTTCGTTGCTTCGCTTTGAGATGTCACGTTGATTTGAATGAGCGAGTTGTCCATCACGATTGTGTCGCCGCATTGAAACGCAAACGTTGGCATTACAGAGAACACCAAACCGTCAGCTGTCATACGAGGAAACCCGTTCGTTAAGAGCAACGTATCTTTATTAAGTTTTATGACGCGTGCGTTGCTCTTGTTCGCATCGAACAATGTCATGAATGAGTTGCCAATACAATCCGAACTCGATATGTACGAGCCATTTTTAGTGGTCTGGTCATTGACCCATTCTGCAGCAGTTTGATTGTGCGCATTCTCGATACCTTCTAAGAATTGCTTCTTGAATTGTGTCGAAATATTCGGGTTCGGTACACCTCCGGCTTTGCACACAAAGTTTATCGCTGAGTACATGTTGATGCCAGAGTTAAAACTCAAATTGATACGTCTTTGACCATAAGTTGCAACAAGGTGCGAAGCACAAAGTATTGTGACAGTGTTGGTGTCAACACTTTCTCTAAGATTTGAGATATACATGACGCCACCCTCAAAAATTGTCTGAACACCGCTCGACTTATACCCGCACTCAATCTTGATGTTGTAGAACTGTCCGGTTATGATTTGCACAATCTCAACGTAAGTTAAGTTCGAGATTTTGACTGTGCAATTGTCTTTAAGTGTGCTCATGAACTTGTTGCCGTTCACAGATATTGCAAGACCGACACCGCTTTCATTCTCTTCAAAAACGAGTTGCTTGTTTTTTCCGTTCTGTCCGGGACTTTTCGTTGTGAGCGTTATTCTTAAAATTCGCATCCAAGCTTTAACTGCCACGATGTCACCTCCTTGCTTAGTATTTGATGGCCTCTTGAATTATTTTTGTGAGCGCCTCAGAAAAATCGACCGGACTTAATTGTGCTGCACAAATGAAGTACCGAGTCAAATCGTTCGGGTCAGCGTTTGCGTCTCGAATGAGATACACTCGACTTTTGCTCGTACTGAAAAGCATGTTATTGTCATTGCCGTCAGTGAAAGCATTAATTGCGCAGTTTGTGTTGGTGCACTTGATTGTTGTATCGTTGATGTCGCTAACGTTGAGCTTGTACGCATAACCCGAGTCAACGTTGTTTCTCTCAAAGTTGAAAATGTAATACGAGCCATCAATGTTTACGAGTGTCTCTTGAGCTTTGTTTTCACTCACACTCCACACTTTCATCGCACCATCAAGCGTTCGAATTTTGTTGTGAATACTGTTATAAAACTTCATAAAGCGCTTGACTTCTTTGTCTCTCTTCTTCGCATTCTTGTAATACACAAACGCCTTGATTTTATAAGCTCTTTTCTTGATGAGCTTAAACAATGCGAAAATGCCGATAACGACTGCAGCCACAGCTGCAACAACTGCACCAACGATAGGGATTGTCGAGATTGCCACACCCAACGCAACAAGTGTTGATGCAAGTGCTGTTGCAACTGCTGCACCGATGCCTATTGCAATGAGCGACCCAACGCTTATCGTTGCAAGATACTCGAGAAAGTCGTCGGCTGCAAGATTGTAGTCAATGAGCGCTTGCAAAACCTCTTCATCGACTGCGTCCCAATCAAGCAATATGTCAGAGAAGTTCGATGCATCGGCGTATGTGATGTCCGGTGCGAATCTGTCGTCAGGGTCAACATCGTAGACTTGAACGTCTGCTCGTAACGCTTCCCTGAAGTTGAACGTAAAGCCAAGCGAGTTGATTTTCTCAACCCAATTGATGCTCTGCAACACCATGTTTTCACGCACAGTGAATTGCGGTGTGCTGTCTCTATCAACGATTTTGATTTTCGAGATTGTACAAAGAATACCCTTGTCTTTGATGTCTTCGAAGATTTTCTCAACTCGTGCTAAGCTCTTTCCTGCTTTGTCGATGAGTATCGCCTTTTTGCCATTAAGCGAGAACGTGCCATTAAGCGTTAAATCGATTGGGTTCTTATACATGTGGTCAGCCATCGGAGTGCCGTTTACAGTCGGATGCTCGGTGACAGTTGAGCTCGCAGTGATGTTAGTGTCATTGGCCGTATCGAGAATAATCGAAATCGCGTTTGTTGCATCATTCGGGTCGATATATGATATGAGAACTGCGTATTCCACGTTAACCTCCTAAGCCTTTTTTCGCCTCGACCATTTGTGCGTTGAGCATGTCAAGGTATGCTTGTTTCTGAGAGTCCGTTGTGCCGTTGAACGTGTTGTTGTTACTGAACGTTTGATTTACAACAGCGTTATTCGAAGTGTAGCTTCCAATGATGTCGTTTATGTTCGCAAGCTTTTCTTCATCAGACGTTTGTTCGTTTCCTCCAAAGAAGTCCATCAACCAACCGAGTGCATTCACAATGAACTCCATCGCACTCATCGAGAGCTCCATAAATTTTTTGATTGTGTTCTTGTTCTCCATAAAGAACTCGATGATTTCCATTTGCATATCGAGCTTGAACTCTTCCATCTCAATCTGAAACTGCAAATATTTGTCGAAGAAGCCACTATCATAGAGCTGTTCGTACTTCTCAGAGTACTTCGTCATTATCTCTTGGAACTTGCTCTTTTGTGTGTCATTCATGTACCAGAGGTCTTCCTCTGTCTGAATGTTCAACATCTGCTTGGCTTTGTCGAAACCGTATGACTCGCTTGCAGAGAACCCGTAATTGAACGCATTCTCACGAGTGTTCGAGTTAGTTAAAAGCGAGCTCTGAAGCATTGTGCCGAGCTCGCTCCAAGCATCTTTGAAAAGATTTCCTATTGAGCTCAAAAAGCTTTGCGCAAGACTTGAGAGCTTGTTGAGGAATTGACTTTTGAGGTTGCCAATCATAACCTCTGTACTCTCATCGAACTCGGTTTTGAAGTTTTGACCGAACTCTTCTTTCAGGCTCTTATTGCTACCAATAAGCTCCCGCATGTATTTCATGAGCTCTCTTGTCGTTGCATCTTCGAACTTGTCGCCTTTGCCTTGAACTGCTCTGTATTGGTCGAGCATCGACTGAGCTTGCTGCAAACTCGAACGCCTTGTGTTGTAGTCATCGAATTGCTCACGCATTTTAGCGATGCCTTCATCGCCGCCGAAGACTTTTATTTTGCGAAACGAGTCAAACAGCTTATTAATCTCTTTGACGCTATCTTCGTCGGGTGTAAATCTTACGCCCATATCAAGATGAAACTCGTCCATTGTTCGACCTCCTTGTGATTATATTTGGTGGACCTGCCGAGAATTGAACTCAGGTCTTACGACTTCCCGTTTAGGGTCTTAATCGCAATCGACACCATTTCAGGCCCATGTGTGCGGCGATTATTTCACGCCGCCAAGTTTATTCGCCCACTTTTCAGTGTAGAAAGAGTAATAAGAGATGTTGTGCTTTTGTCTGTACTTGTCAAAGCAACCACACCAGATGAGACTTGGCAAGCCTATCACAAACAAGAACAGCGGTCCGAGTATCAAACTCTGAATGCAATGCCCGAACTCATGTTTGTATGTGTCCTCGTCAGGTGCATAAAAGCAAATTATGAATGCGCCCAACGAGATTGCTCCGCTCAATTTTGTACCCAACACTGTCGAGGCGCTCGCTTTTCGATACCAGACGTGGCCCTCAATCTTGTGAGACACGCATAAAAGAAGTATCGCGCCTACCAGAGTTTGGAGAATTCCCCAAGTACATTGCACAAACCAAAATAGAAACCTTTTCATGATGTACCTCCTCGAGTTCCCATGTTTAATTCTGAGACTCTTTGCGTTAGGTAAATAATTCCTATTACCTTTGCTACGAAGTATCTCAGAAGTCAAACGATGAACTCACGTGTTATTTCCTGATTGCTTTATGAATTGAACTCTTATTGTATGCGTTCACTGTGTATAATTCATACAAGTCAAGAGCCTCCTCGCAATCATAGACGTCTCGCAACTCCGCCAGTGTTGCAAGCTTGCTCGATATGAGTGCATAAATTATATTATCAAGCCGCTCACATTTGAGCAAGTCCAAGTTGCCTTCAACAGGTGCACTCGGTGCGAGTGACTCTATTCGGCGGACTTCTCGAAAAAAGGCGTCAAGAACTCCTTCATGAAGAACTCGACAAGCGTCTGAATTCCTGCAAAGTCTTCTTCGATGCCAGCAGGCAAATACACATTTGCATCGACCTGCTTGACAGGTAGCCACTTTTCACCGGCTTGCACCTCGAGTCTTTCGAGCACGTCTGTGAAAAATTGCTTCGCACCCGCAACACTCTTCATATCGGATGCTGTGCGTAATGCGAGTGCCTCAATCGCGTTCATCTTACGAATGCGATAAGTGTTGTCTTTGTAAACGAAAGTTTTCTGTTCCATTTTGTGTTCTCCTAATTTATTTCGTAAATGTGTTTGATGTAAAATTTGAAGTTGCCATAATTTACTTCAACAATAATTCCGGTTCCGCAATCGGTTACCTTGACCCTGTTACCCAGGTTTGACCGCGATTAGTTTTCATTGCTTATTACCTCCTGCGCAGCTTGAATTGCCGCTTCGTTGTCGTTCAGCCATTTCGTATATGCGTTGACTTCATTGCGTTTGACCTTCGCCTCTTCAATGACCGACGCATATTGTTCTTTCATTGCCGCAAGTTCAGCCTCATCACCGATGAGCATCGCTTGCGCAATTTTGACACCGATATAGTCATGTGCTTTGAGCCAGCTTCTTGCATCATCGACCTGTTGCTTCGTCTGCTCGACTTGCTCGATGAATGCTTTAGCTTGTGTCACATTCGCAGGCTCAACATACTTAATGACCTTACCGTTCTCCCAGACGTGTGTGCCAGCCTGAAGTCCTTCATACTCTTCAGGAGTTACGAGAACTGCACCCTCCTTGAGCTGCTTCACAGTCTCTTCATACTGCTCCTCAGTTCCATCTTCGAGCGAACGAGTCTTCTGAACCGCGACTTCCTCGGTCACAGGAAAAGACGTCCAGCCTCGTTTGCCACTTGGAATGAGGTAAATGCCCGTTTGAGCGTCGTCAAATGTCAAATACGACTCTCTCTGAGCGAGTTCTTGAATAGTCATTACTTGACCTCCTTATTTGATTACTCATGTCGTCATAACTTAAACACTCTCAAAATACTAAATTAGTCATTGACAATATCATAATGCTATTGACTATACAACTAAAACGTGTTTCATAGTCTTATCACCAAAGTCGACATTTTAACAAAGCTTCGACTAAATTGGTTTTGCAAGCGTATCAATTCGTGTGACTGTCATCGATTTTACATATGGATACGACTCATCGACACTTCTGCAATATATTATTATATCGTCTGACATAGTTACATTCGCAATAAGCGAAACTGTTGACGACTTACGTTGTGCTGCAACTATTGTCGTTTGTACATTATCATAAGAAGTGTTTGCAGAAGGCTTAAGCAGTGCTACAAAATCTATACTAGCAGTAATAGTACTAGTGCTTGATGACGAAAGACTGCCTTTAACAAAAACCATGTAATAATAGTCTTTAGACTGTGTAATAGGTGATGTATTGACAAATCTTGTGTTTGATATTGTTCCAGTAAGTGCTAATGAGCCAGTCCAAACTGTTTTGCATAAAACATCTGCGACCGCCTTCTCAGTAGGAAGTCCCATTCCCGATGCAGAGATTACATCGACAATCGTCGTATCATTCTACATTGCCATTTGATTTAGACCAGCACCTGTTCCAACTGTTGTTACAACACGTTTCATACCTGACGTTGATGCATTTACAAACGCATCATAAAGTCTTGTTCCGACGCTTGTAACAATGTCTATTCCTTTTTTAGACTTCATGCTTGTTCTCCTTAAGCCCTCTCTCTCGGCTTGCCTTCCAATTCGCGAATATCTCCGTGAATACGTTTAAATTCGGCTTTCTTTTCTTCCAGATTAGGAATAGTAACTCCTGCCATTGCCTGCAACAAATCCTCGTTAAGAGGTTGCAGCTGCATTTTCAACTGTCTTATGTCTCTTCTTCGTTTTTTTTCTTCTTTACTTATGTAATACACGTTTGTCATGCTTGCTCTCCTCTATCTTTAATACGAACCGCCCAAATAGAACACTGCTACAAAGAACGACATAGTTCCGTCCAGTCTAATATCATCGATTATGCGCACGTGCCCGTCGCCATCAATAATACCGAGTTCCAATTTTTCATTGCCACCGCCGGCATCCTCACAAACAAACAAGAGGCAATCGTAAGACGTGTTGCCGCCGTCGGCGAGTGTCGCCTTGCCCCTTATTATTTGCTTCCCGTCAGCCAGTCCGTCTCCGTTATATATAAGTGAATACAGCACGCCCAAATCTATTTCCGGATATTCATTGGCATAATCTGTTTGCGTTCTGTAAATATTCACGGACGACGCAAGCAAAATATCTTTCAACTCCGCGTAGATAAGACTTTCGTCATATCCGTTATTTGTGGTAAAGCTAAAAGAAATATAGGCGTTGCCGTAATAAGTCGAAATTGAGTCATTGGAAATCATCGCCCAATAAGAACCTATATTTCCGCCCCCGCCGCCATCTATGGTGTCTGTAGTGATAATATCACCATTATCACCCACGACAAGGTATTGCCCTGCTAATCCTGCCCCAAGATTTTTATCCAGCTTGTTTGGGACATTGACTTCGTAATACCTTTTGAGTCGAGTAATGTCCGCCTGAGCAATGTCCATTTCACTCTCAAGCGTAGTCACTCGCTGTCCAAGTGTTGAGGAGCCTTCGTTTAACGCTGCGACCTCGTCTTCCAAGTCGTCAACGCGAGGTTCGAGAACGTCAAGCCTGTTCTTGTTAGACGTGATTTGATTTTGCTTGTCTGTGAGCTTACCATTTATCACACTCTCTCTCGTATCTGTGTACGACTTAGCCGATGCCAACACTGTGGCGTCGAGCTGGTCAATCGCAGCCTTGATTGCGTTCTTGACTTGTGTGACAGTCGACATCAAACTCAAACCGTCGGGAAGCGTCTTGATATCGTCGCACATTTGCATTAAGCCTGCCACAACGATATTCGCTTGTCTCAACGCTGAATTGACTCGCAATGCGCTTGCAGGGTCGCCAGCTTTGAAGCCGTCAACCCTTTGAGCGTCTGTCGCAAACACAGATGCAGACTGAACTTGTTGTCCTGCTGTGGGTGAATCAACCCAAGGTTTGAAGTTATTTGCCATAAGCTTTGCTCCTTACGTTATTTGAGAGCTCGTTACTCTCCTTTGCCGCCAAATCGCTAAGCGTAAGCGTTTTCTTGCCGCCTGCGTTTGCGTTCGGTTTGTCACCCTTTACGTCAGGCATTTTGAACTCGGTCTTCGCCTCAGTCACAGTGTTGAGGTCTTTCTGTTCAAGCTCGTCGAGCTTGTCTTCATCGACCTCTTCCATCGAGCCGATGGTAAGCACCTTGTCTTTTGCAAGCGCCTTAACACTCTCCCATTCCGCGATTTCGGCGGGATAGCGATGTGCGCCCTTGCGAATGAGCACCTGATGTTTAGGCCATTCGGGATTGACCTTGAGCCTATCCGGTACGTGTGCATCAGGGTTCGTCACATCCTTGTTCTGAAGACCAGTCGTGACCCGAATAGTCACATCCGATTGAATTTGTACGAACTTTGCCATAGTCGTGTCTCCTTTACTCTTATTTATCTCAATCGACATCGTCGTTTGATATCATATAGACGCGCAACACTTCACCTGTCAGGAACCTGCAAAAGTGCTCCTTGCTTGAGAGCGCCTTGTATAGTTTAACATTTATGCGGTTCACGTTAAGTCGTGTGACTTCCTGACCCATGAACTTGAGTATGTCTCTCACATTGTCGAACATGTATTTGAGGTTTTCGTCAGATTTGTCATAGAAAACGAGAAAGAAACGGCCTTTATAGAGTGAGCGTGTATTTTGATGTATGCTCTTTTTCTTGGCCACGTCGTTAGTCTTCTCCTATTTTGATATTCTCCAACTCTTCCTCGAACTTGTCATCAAGCTTGTCGAGCTCATCTTGTGTAAGCCCGAAGTTTATCTCGCCTTTGTTGACGTACTTCATAAGCGCTTGACCTGTGAGTTTGGGTGTCAGAACTCCCGCATCTTGAAGCTTAGCACATAAATCGACGAACGAGCTCAGACCCTTAATTCTGTCCTCGTCCTGCTTTTTGACAAGTAACGAGTCAAACGTAAACTCCACCTTGTCGTCGATGTCTTCGAGCTGAAAAAGCAACCCTAAGAACTTCTCGTACACAGGCCGCAAATAGCTCTCACATCTTCCGTTTATTGTCTCGTCATATCTTTCCAAAGCATCAACGTCATTGCTGAAACCTTGCTTCAAGTCACCGAACAACACACCTTGCATCTCAACGGCTGCACTTATTTGCCACATATTCTGCTCAAGCAAGTTGCTTAAGCCTGTGAGTCCTGCAAAGCCGTGTTCCTGATATTCATCTTCTTTGTCCAAGAACGTTAAGCTGTTAAAATTCCGACCCCAGTTCACCATCTCGAGTCGTTTTCTCAGTTGTTCCTCATTCTCAGCGTCTTGACCCATGAAAATGCCGCGCATGCCAGCCATCTTAATGACCTCAATAAGCGACTTATCTATCAAACTTTGTACGCTATTCTTGAGCTTTTCGTCTCTACTCAGCTCGCCAAGAATGTGAGCTCCTTCAGCGTAACCCCAGCCTTGCAATTGCCCGTTCTTGATAAGCTTAGGCGCTGTTCGATGTTCGTATCGCAACACAAAGTCGTGATGCATCGTTTTAGTAACGCCGTCAGCGAACGTCACATTGTACGTTTGAGGCTTCCCATAGTCGATTGAGTTCATGTCGTCGACCATCTCGGAAGAAGGTGCTACACCGTACCAGCGGTCAACGACGTAAAAGCGCATAGTCTTTGCCTTACGCGCTTTCTCAATATTTATAGGTCGTTTGTAATCTTCGTCAGAAAAATTATCGAACAACACACACGCAATCGAGCCACCGAAAAGTGAGCCCCATTGCAAGAGATTGATAAAATCTGTGCGCTTTGCTTGAAGCTTGCGCATTACGTTTGAAAATTTCGGATTCGAACCAGCGAGTGTGATGCCGCAGCGTATCATGTCTTGCGACGGCTTGTCAATCACACGTCTGAACACCCAGCTCTCGTTATAGAGTGCGAGCCACAACCACCAGTTGAGCGTGTCATTGTCGAAGTTGTAATTCGAGAAGTGCTCGCTCACCTCTTTGTTGCCGATAGACAAAAGAGAGTTGCCGTATGAGTCTTTCATCGGCACACTCTCTTTCGCGCTTTCAAATATTTTCTGTGCACTGTCTGTGACTCGATGTTCGAAGTTGTTACCTGCCCCGAGTTTCTCAGCTTTCATCATGAGCTCAAGCATCTCTTCTTGCAATCCGGGCATGTGTTGACCTCCTTCGAGTATAATCACAGAAGTATTCTATTATACTTCTTAATTATATTATATCACGTTTTTTTACGAATGTAAACTCTTTTGATGCACTTTTTCGAAAATATTTTCTGCGTACACGTGTATGTCTCGTGAGAATTTTTTGAAATCGTGTGCTCTCACGTCGTGTGTCATGCGTGTCTCGTACGTCTTGCATGAGCGTATACTTTAGTTACATTCCAATTCAATATTAAAGTCGATATCTTCGAGTAAGCTTTTAAGATTTTAACAAATTTTGATAGTTATTATATATATATTATTTCGAAAGTAAACTATATTATTATTTTTTGTATATATCTTTTTTCTTAAAATAATAAAACTAAACTAAAATATAACTATAAAGATACTAGCTATTTTCGAAAGTAAACTACAGTCAAATTTGCTTTTATTTGAGCATTTTAAGAAAGCGCAAAGATGTTAAAACTCTTAAAATTTTCGAGACTTTTCAAGATTTTTCAAAAAAGTTTAAGAAGTTTTATCGCTTTTGCAAAAAGATAAAAGCATATCTTAAACACATTTCATTTACTTTCAAAAAATTCAAAAAATGTATTAAAAATGGTTGTACTTTTCTTTTAAGATGTGATATAATAAATTTAAGATAAATTAAAGGAGACTCATATATGACTAAAACTATTAGCGACATTGCATTATCTGTAGACCAACAGGTACTCATTTCAAGACCTCTTGCAGATTGGCTGCCTATTCTTGCAGAAGATTGTCAGGTTTATCAAATTGACAATGGTGGCTTTCTTGCAAAAAGCTTTTCGCAAATCAATTTCAACTTTTGCGACATTAAAACTGCAACAGACATACTTATAGATAATCTTCATGCGTTGCTTCGCAATAAATATTTTGTTGTGTTAACAGACGAAGCACTTGACAGAAGCATACAGATTGTGAATAAAATGACTACAAATTTACGTGCTGTTCTTAAAACAGTGACGTTCAATAAGCGTAATCTTGGTGAAAACAAAAGTCTGTTTTACATTCAAGAGATACCTGATGCGTGTATTGCGTTTCGTAATGGCGTATATGATTTTCGTAAAGCAGATTGGCTATTCAAATATGATAAATTGCAGTTATCGACAGGAGCGACGCTTGTAGAGTATGACAAAAATTATTTTGTTCGATGGTACTTCAATTACAACTTCGAGCCTCTTGATTTTTCGCTCAATGACATTTCGCTAGAAGATTTCATACAAGTGTTGCGTGAGCTAGACGATGTTCAACGTAATTACTGCTTCGAGCTCGTATATAATATGAGTCATACATCTGACCATAAGTTTGATATCAATCGTTTTGAGCATATATGCCAAATTTTAGGGTATACATGTTTGAATTCATTTTCTCAGCATTTTGTCATGCTAATCGGTGCAGGGCAAAATGGTAAGAACTCATTGTTTGACGGTTGCTTTACACCACATGTTATACCTAAACCGTCTGCGAATGATTTAGATGCGATTGAGCAAGATAGATTTATTACGGGCACGCTTGAAGGTCACGCGCATAATATATTTTTGGAAACGTGTGCCAAGACATATCGTGAATCTAAAAATATCAAATCACTTACAGGCTCGCCTGACCAAACGATCGAGCACAAAAATATTGCAAAATACTCAGGAGTCGTAAATTGCAAATTCGTATTTGCAGGTAATGATAAACAAGAAGTAAAATTCTCTGATACGACTAATGGCTTTCTTAGACGTATTAATATGTTTGAGATATTTTACACTTGGGACTCGAAAAAAGAGTTCTTAAAGTATGGAAATTATTACGACGCTTCATTTTCACAAGATTTGCATGAACTTAAAAATGACCAGCTCAACACTACTATTTTCGTATATCTTGCTATGTACGGCATTAAGTCTGCAACAAATAATTTTGAGAATATGTTTGAGTTTACGCATAACGAATGGAATGCAGAATACGCTGACATCGATCACGATTTGAAAAAAATGATTGAGAAAATCAAATGCGAGCATCTGCTTAGCTGGTGTAGGTCAAGTAAGGAAAATATGAATATCGGTAAGACTGCAATATTTGCAGCTTCAACAAGACGTAATGTTATCTATAGCATTGTCGATGAGAATGATACTCAAATTTTTGGCTCATTTGAGTCTCTTGCGAATGCTTCAAAACATATCGACGAGTTAAACGAAGACATTTATTGTGGTTCAGATTATATCGAAAACATTGACGAATTGTTCATAAGTTTACCGTTCTTAAAAAACTTTCTTAATATTAGCACTTCGCAAAGCATGTTTAATAGAAACTTGCAAAAAATCTACGGCACAAATTGTATTTCGAGAATGGGCGCAAATGTTGCGTGTATTCATTGCACATTCAAAAAAGGCAAGTTGCAAATTATCAAATAAGGAGATGACACATTATGATTGAAAACAAAATCACTTGTGTATATTGCGGTTATATGTATGTTAGGCGTACTCGATATGCGTACTGTCCCAAATGTCATGCCGATCCAGATGAGCCCTTGAATGAATACTCGCAAGCTGCCGGGTGGTGCGAGCATTGTCATGATATCGCTGCTCAAGAGTCTTGCAAAGAGACTGGACTTTGTCCGCTCGCATAACTCTCACTCTCACTCATTCTACCCACTCGTTCGCATCCAAAACTTTTTCAAAAATTTTTCAAAAAGTTACTCAAAGTAGTTTACTTTTGATGAAAGATGTGATATAATATAATCAAGATAAATGAAAGGAGACTTCAAACATGAAAACATTCGTACCTCATAAGATGCTCGCACTCAGCTTGAACACTCAGGCTAAGCTCGATAAGCAAATTCTGCGTGACAAGCACGACGCAATACTCAACGCATTTGTGCTGAACATGAAACAAATGCTCGTCGACAAAGAATTCATTGCGTTCGATAAAGAACGCTCAGACAGACTTGGCATTGCAAAATTTGCGAACGTAATAAACGAAATACTTTATGACATCGAAACTTTGCTTTATGACAACTCATTAGACATCAACGTATATTTTGACAGCTGTGCTTCGATTATGTCTAAACTTTCTGCAAAGCTCATTGGCATTGTCACTACTCTTGTGTGAGGCATGATTATGAATGCGAACGCTCACAAGTCTCGCATGCATTACGAGTATCACACTCGACGTGAGCACACGCTCGAACGCATAGTGTTGAACATGCTTGAAACACATCGTAATGTGCGTGAGCTTGCGAGTTATTATCGTGTTCCCAAATCGACGCTTTACGATTGGCTCAAATCTGCAGAACGCTATCTGCCCTATGACTTATATTCTCGCATGCAGAACGAGCTCTATTTGCATAAATGCAAACAATGCAATATCTGGAACATCGGCGACCCGCTTTACTATTGCACATACGACGATGGTCCGTTAGACTAAAAGGAGGTCAAAACATGTTCGAACATCTTGAAAAAATGCGTCAAGAACTCGCTCAACAACACCGCTGGGACGCTCGTTTTATGTGTGTTACACAAGAGATTTCAACTTGGTCGAGCTGTATTCGACCCGGACGCCAAGTTGGTGCAGTAATTGTGAAAGACAAACGCATTCTCACGACCGGCTATAACGGCGCACCATCAGGCATTGAGTCTTGTGCAGAGAAAAATCAATGTCTGCGTGAACTCGCTCACATTGAGTCCGGTACTCGACAAGAGGTCTGCTTTGCGATACATGCTGAACAAAACGCATTACTGCAAGCTGCAAAGCTCGGCATCAGTGTTGACGGTTCGACTCTGTACTGTACACATCAGCCTTGCTCGATATGTGCTAAGCAAATCATAAACGCTGGCATAAAACGAGTCGTCTATCTCGAAGGCTATCCTGACGATTTCGCCTTAAAGCTTTTGCATGAGGCGAACGTTCAGCTCGACAAATTCAACGCATAAATCAACATCAAAAGGAGAATAAATCTGTGCAATCCAACTCTTGTCCCGTTCTTACAGCAGAACAGAAAGTCGCCGTATTCAAACGCGAGCTTTCGTACATCAAAGACCTCGAAATTCGCACTCTTACAGAAGAGCTCATCGGCGCAATTCCGAACTACTTCTTCGACATTCCTGCATCGTCTACGGGCAAATATCATCCCGATTATGCACTCGGTCAAGGCGGACTCATTCGTCATACGAAAGCTGCGTGCTTGTTCGCAAACATTTTACGCACGCCCAATCCGTTACAGCTTTCTGAGTACGAACTCGACTGTGCGATTGCTGCACTCATTATGCACGATACACGCAAGTCCGGCATCTCCGACGAAGCAAAGTCGCAATACACTCGCTTTGACCATCCTGTTCTTGCCGCAAAAGCTGTAAGAACGCACTTCAATTTCGACGAGCATTTCCTCAGTGTTGACGATATGGCGAAGAATATTCAACTCATTCTCAACACTATCGCTCGAGGCATCGAGTCGCACATGGGTCAGTGGAACACTTCGTCTTACTCACCCGGTGTAGTACTTCCCGTTCCTTCAGACTCATTACAGCATTTCGTTCACATGTGCGATTATCTTGCATCTCGTAAAGAACTCGATATCAAAAATTTATTTTGAGGCGCAATATGCTCGACCCAAATGTTCGAACAATACATCTGAAAGACCTCGACCAACACAAGACTGAGCCTGACACTTCTACTCAAACGGAGCCTGACTTGCGTGAGTAGTTTATTAAGTCAAACCCAAAGAGCATTCCACATGAGCTCCAGCTGATGTTGGTTGATATTCAAACAGAGTTCGCTCAATATCTTGTGTCGCCTCAATGCAAACTCTCAAATGACGAGGCGAATAATCTCTGGTTTGTCGTTCGAAAGATTTTCAGGAGTTATGGCCTGGAATAACTCACGTGTACTATATAATATATACGCGTATACGCACGTGTACACGTGAGTTCACCAGATTAACTCTGAGACATCTTGCAGCTCTTATTTAATATTCTTATTATCTCACAAGTTGTTTTCTTCGATATACCTCAGAATAATTCTTGATGCATTCGCAAATCCTCAAATTACTTCAAAATTTTTTCTTAAAATGTACCCAAAAGAGTTTACATTTGAGAAAAAATGTGATACAATATAATCAAGATGGCAAGAAAACATTCTGAAGAAACAAAAACGAAAAATATCTGAAGGCCAAAAAAGATTTTGGACAACCGAAAAACGAGCAGAACATTCTGAACGAATAAAATTATCGGCATCCAAAAGAGATTGTTCGTTGCCTGAATACGCAAAAGAAAGTTTACGTAAAACAGCAAGGGCAAAGTATGAACAATGGGTGGCATCTATTGATGAAACAACAATAGCTACATCTAAAGTATGGCTTTATCGATATTTAGCTGAAAAACAAAATGATACTTGTTCCTCTTGTGGTTTTAAGGGCGTCAATCCCTATACAGGCTATAGCATTTTAGAATTACATCATATTGATGGTGACCATACAAATTGGCATGTATCAAACATAGCTTTGATTTGTCCCAATTGTCATGCAATGACAGACACATTTCGTAACGTTGGTGGCAGAACAGGCAAAGGCAGACCAGTTCGTCGTTCAAAACAAAAGACGCTCGATTAGTTTAATGGCAAAACACTTGACTTGTAATCATGAATTGTTGGTTCGACTCCAACATCGAGCTCCATTCAAATTATCATAAAGGAGGTTGTCATGGCTCGTACACCTGTCAAGAAAAAACAGCAAGAACTCGCAGCACAAGAACGTGCTTTGCAGATTGCTCAAGACAATGTCAATCAAATCGAGCTTGCATATAAGCAAGAGCTTGAAACGAACCCTGACTTCTCTCTTGTTGTTGACCCGCTCAACAAATATAATTTACCTGTCACGACAAAAGAGTTCGTCAGGCATTACATTGAACATCGCAACATTACGACAGCTGCAGTATTCTGTCACATTGAAAATGATGAAGCACTTGAGATTTTTACATCATTCCCAGTTCAACAAGAGATTAGACGCATCTCTCGTGCATTGTATCATCGTCAGTTTTCTAAAAAGATGATGTCGCTTAACGAGATAGGCGGTTATCTCACATCGCTCATTGAGGACACCGAAATTCCTGCTGCTGACAGATTATCGACTCGCGATAAGCTCGCCGTAATACGTATGCTCATTGAGCTCAATCAAATGAAGCTCGCATCAATGGGCGACCCATCTGTGTTGATGATGCGTGATGTGAATATTCTCGTCAAAGATTTGAGTGTAGGCGCGATTAAAGCATTACTCGAACAAAGCAAACCTTCGACTCCGCCAAATCGTGACATCGTAACTGCAACAAACACGATGCGAATTCAGAATTCTGAACCGGTTCTTACACCTGAAGAGGCTGCATACATTGAGTCTCTTCCTGCAGACGAAGCACTTGCTCTGCTTAACGAGCAATACAAATAAAGGAGGCACCAAATGAACAAGCAAATTTACAAAATCGCCGGCGTAACAGAAAACGACTTCAAAACTTGGTGCAAAGATACCGGGCGAAAGGCGTACAAGCCTGAAAGCAAAACGGAGTTCTTTGCTTGTCTTGCCGACGGTCGTCTCATACGTGACGAAAAAACACACAAGCTTATCACTAAACGTAGGAGCAAATAATCATGGCCAACACGGAGACGAACGATATGAAAGTTCAAGCATCACAATTTTTCACTCTCAAAATTTATCTGCATCGACGCAGACGCCCGATAGAACTCGACGGCTTGACACAAGACAAAGTGAATAACTTCAACGCAAACGCAACCGCAAAGATGTTCGTTAAGTACGGGCCTGTGTTGATTAGAACCGAAGCAATTGATTACGTCGTAATCACACCCTCTCACTAAGCCGAGTATTTTAAGTCGAGATACTCGGCTTTGTCATCTCAAAAATTTAGTAACTTTCCGAAAAATTTTGAAAAAAGTACTCAAAAGTAGTTTACTTTTCGTTTCAGATGTGATATAATATAATCAAGATAAACAAGGAGGACCATACAAATGGCAGACATCTACACGATTGATGCTACGGGCGGTAAGTTCACGCAAAAGCGTTTCAACGAATTCTGTTCGTACATCAAAACGGAGAACGAACTCGTACATATCGTCGTCGATGATATCGATGAGTGCGTTCCCTACAATCAACTCAGGGCGTTGCTTGAAACAAAAGAGCTTGCCGAGATTTTTGAGAGCAAACCGAATGATATATGTTCGTTTGCTTGCGAAGATGCGGCGCTTATTGTTGATACAAACGACGTAACCTGGTGGCAGAAACAAAAGGACGGCAAGTTCGTCAGGACCGAAAAACTTTTCTCCGAGGTGCAAATCAACACTGCGTCTCAGCCCAAAGAAAAGAAAGAAAAGACTGCAAGTTCCGCGACAAGCCGTTCTCGTATTCTCAAAATCGCAGCAGGAGTTCAAGAAGGCGTTGACATCAACGAGCTTGAGCTCTTTGAAGGCGACAACAAGTCTTGTGTTGCGTTTATCAACGAATACTTTGCAAAGATGAATATTCGTTCGAGGTTCGACAAAAATAAGATTGTGAAGTTCGTTGTCGATTATCATGAAGATGAGGAACTTTGCATCTCGACGAATTGGAAGACAATCGACGAACTCGAGCTTGAAGGCGTGGTGCAGATCGTATGAAACTTTCACACTCAAAACTCGCAAAGTTGATGTCGTGTCCGATGAGCTATCGACTTACTTACGAGCTTGGCATTTGGACGAAAGTCGAAAAGCCTGCTTTGAGTATCGGTTCGGCAGTTCATTGGGGCATCGAACACAACACTTGCGACTTAAGCTCGTACTTCAAAGAGCAAGGCACTTTCAAGCAGGGCGACACATACACAAGAGAGCAACTCTTGTCGGAAGCGATGGTGTACGGGTATCTCAAGCACAAAGACGAGATATTCGAACAAATTCTTGTCGACCCCGACAATCCGGACGAAAAGCTCGTTTTGGAAGACGAAACACATGAGCTTTACGTAACAGGCAAGCTCAAGTCGTTCTTGCAAAATCAGGACCATCACGATTTTGTGGGCATAGTCGACCTGTTGTTGCTCACAAACAAAGGGTTCGTCGTAATCGACTACAAAACATCGACGTACGAACCTGACTGGGACGGCTATCTCGACCAAATTTATCGCTACATCTTTATGTTGCAATCTGAGTTTCCGGACGTTCCGGTCGTAAAGGTCGGCATCATCAACATCAAGAAGACGGCGATACGTCAAAAGAAAATGGAGAACGAGTCCGAGTTCTTCAATCGAATGAAGTTCGAGTACGAAATCAATACGGAGAATTACGTGAACTATCACGAGTTTCCGAAGAAAGACATTGATGAACGTTTGCTCAATTCGTACATCGAGAATTTATCTATCATGGCGGACGCGGCTCAGACAATCGTCGATAACAAATTGTTCTTCATCAACTTCTCAAACGCAAAGACGTCGTACGGTAAGTCGGACTTCTACGACATATTCTATCACACGCCGAATGCGTATGTGTTGTACGCTATCACCGATTTTGTCTGGGACGAAGATGAAAAATTATTCAGTGACAAGCGTGATTGCATTGAACTCGATATGCGATGTGCCGATGCAGATTATGCAAAAGTTCTAAATAAATATTCATTGTTCGAACCCTTGTACATCGAGTATTTTAAGGACAAAATCGCGGACGAAACAACACTCATGCAATTCGTTGAATATCTTCGTTCGCAATACTACATCGACGACGACTTAATTTTGCTTTATCTCAAGACGCTTAATATGAAGCAAAAGGTCGTTAAGGCGTTCGGCTACGTGAACGTCAATGAAAAGTACGACAATCCGTTGTACTCATTCAATCAAGAAAAGGAGGTAGAAAACGATGGCACGGAAACCGAAACCGAAGCTTCCGCTGGCGAATAATTGTCGAGCTTTAAGCAAAGACGAACTTTCGTTCATGAATGCGAAGTACGAATTTTGGATTGACGGCGACAATGTGTGCGTTCGGTGTACGAATAGAGCTCGTATCACGTATCATCCGAAGAACGAAAAGTTCAGCATCAACATCAAGCGCGTTCGCAAAATCACGTATAACGTCATTGCAATCGAAATGTTCGAACGCTTTCAAGCCGACAATGCTCGCAAAAAGTATTCGTTGACGGACATCCAAAACGCACTCAACATCTTGCGTATCACCTATCAACCGATAGACGAAGAGCATGTGTTGACATTACTCAACAAATAACAAGATAAAGGAGAACCTATATGAAACGTATCAAGATGCTTCTCTACGGAGAGCCCGGCGTAGGCAAGTCTGTGTTTGCCTTGAAAGCGCCGAAACCGTTCTTCGTCTGCACAGACGGGAACTACGAATGGCTGGACGAGTTCGGCGCAGACCCGAACGCACACAAAAACGTATCGTCCTGGGCCGACATAAAGGACGTTCTTGAGTCCGACTTTGATGGTTACGAAACCGTTGTGGTTGACTTACTCGAGGACGCCTTCAAATGGTGCGAACAGGAGTACTGCGTTCGTAACAAAATCGAGCATGTCTCGGACGTTGGTTACGGCAAAGCGTACGACGCAACGAGGAACGAGTTCTTTATTGCCATTTCGAAGCTGCTTTCGATGGACAAGCACGTCATTCTCATCTGCCACGGCATTACGTTCACAACGAAAGACCGCCGTGGTGTTGAGCATACTTGTTATGCGCCCAGCTCGCGTATTCCGGACAAAGTGCTCGACATGATTGAAGGCAGAGTTCGTTACTGCCTGAGATGCTACACGGCAGCGGAAGAAGAGCCCGACGGAAAAATCACGAAAAAACGCTTCCTTTCGCTCGTTCCGAAAGAGAACGAGTTCGGAATTATCAGAGGAGTCGACGAAAACGCAATTCCTCACGACATTCCGCTTGATTTCGACGAATTCGCAAGAGCAATTAAACTCAATCTCGACATTCCGGCA